TTATTTCGTATCTGTGGCTTCCATTTGGCTTCCATTTTCTGCAGGATAAATCGTCATATTTTCGCCGTGTGGCAATTGATCAACGGCAGCGATAAGCTGCGGGATAATCTTATGAGTATAAACATCTTGCGTTACATTATTGCCGGAAGCATGCCCGACAATCATTTTTTGAATTTTTTCCGGCATGCTATAATTGTCAGCAATCGTTATGAATGTGTGGCGGGGGTCGTGCGGGAGATGTCCTGCAATACCTGTTTCCTTAAAATATTTGCGGTATGAGTAGCTTGTGGAAAGCAGGCCATTTTTGCCATATAATCCACGCTGCCGATCCGGCATAATTAAATATTCGTGTTTCGCAAATTTAGAGATGTTGTAGAAATATTTAACAAATGGCAGAATACATTCTGCGATCGGGATTGTTCGGTTGCGACCTGCATCCGTTTTCAGACCACCTGTCATCGTGTGGGCGGATAAATTCACATTTGCCATTTTTATCATCGCCAGCTCTTTTGGCCGCATGCCGGTATAAGTCTGTATTAAGATAATCCGCGCTATATCATCATTACAATGCTTCCACAATAATCGCATTTCTTCCGTTGTAAACGGCTTATGGATATCCGATTTAACTTTTTCCGCAGTTACGACGAACCGGGAGTAATCTTTAATAATCAAGTCATTAGCGATAGCGTATCTGTAAAGCATATGCATGACAGTCATGATACCGGATTGTCCGGATGCGGAAACATTTGATTCGTCTATGATTTGTTGTAAATGCAATGTTTTTGTTTCGCTAATCTTCAGACTTGCAATTTTGCTGACGTGATTTTTCCAGTACATCAAATGAACTTTACTTAACGGTTTTTTCAAGCGTTCTCGTCCAGTTTTGATACGTTCCCAGATGTCCGCCCATGTGATGTCTGCTGCTGCCGCCGTTTGCGGATTCATATTGTACGCTTCCAGCGCAGCCTGCGCGTCCCGCTGTCGTTCGAAGCTACCGATAATTTTCTTTCTGCGTTTGCCGGTATCAGTCATACCGAGGTTTACTACGGCGACCCACGGTTTCCGACGATGCGCATTGTCCGGACGCTTGTAGACCGATCCGGAGCCGTTCGCTCTTCTCATTATTATTCACCTCGTATTGATGCCTTGGGAATTGGATGTACATGTAATAATTCAATCAACTTTTCCCGGTCAATTAATTCAACGCCGTTTGCTTCGGCCAATTCTATAGCACCTTGTGTGAAGTAGCTATTTGTTGCAACGGCCGCTAAATCATATTTATAAAATGCTTTTGCTGCAACAGCTTCTTGTACCGCACTATTTGATACTTTATCTTTATAACACTTTGCTTGAACAATCTTTAGTTCATCACCTTTAGATAACAGCAAATCAGCTCCCTGATCTCCGGAAACTTTCGTAAAATTAACGGCATATCCCATAGATTCAAACAATTTACCAAGAACTTTTTCAAATGCGACCCCATCTAAAGAATCTATATAGTTGATATCTATATTTGACACTATTGGTCGGTTGTTCATTATAGAATCTTCGATGGCTGCAGATCGTTTTTCTATTGCAATACGGCGATTAATTTCAGTCAGCTCTGCGATTACTTCATTTTCCTCAAGCGGAAACGGGAATCTTTGAGAGTAATGAATCAGATGGGGAATGTATGATTTGTTCATTCCGAAGAGGTCATAATATTTTTCAATAAGTGTAGAATTCGTTACAAATATCCGACCCGGTGCAATAGATTCATACATTTTGATGTCGAAATTTTTACAAAATAAAGCGTTTGCGGCAGCTAATAGTTGATTGTCTATTATTTGGTTGAATTGCTCTTCGGTTAATTCGTGCGTATCAAAGGTAATTTCTTTTTCTGTTAAATTGCGAATTGACGCATAATCATATTTTGTTAATGTAATTTTCGTTGGCCACGTTTTCCATGCCATGGTATACGGTGTCAAGTATTTATAGATCGTCTGGGCAATCCGATTTCTTATTTCCTGCATGCTGGGCTGCGGATCAGCACTGTGGCCGCTGATAAATGCATTTACACGTTCATTGAAATATTTTTTATAGAGCTTGTAACAGAGATATATTAATCCAATACTGAGAAACACTTTATTGCTTAGGCATAAGGCAATTACAAAAAACCAAATAATGAATTTCTTCATTTCGGCACCTCTTGATAGCAACTATAATTCTTGAATATATCTAATAATTCAAGTACGCCGTCGAATGTCAATAATTTTTCACCTTGAATGCTGTCTATCATTTGAATATTATTCCGGAGACAGGTATGGGCTATCAGAAGAAACGCGAACTTATTCGCTTCATATTCCTGCTTGCGGACGGTATGCTTTTTCAGCGGATGGACGGTGAATAGCTGATCGCCTGCACGATGCAGGACTATATGCCCGAGTTCGTGGGCAAGTGATACGTTCTGCGTATTATACGCGTCTTTTTCGTTTATAAATATTTCTTTTATCGTCAGTGCTTTCAGAAAAAATCCGCCGATTTCATCTGGAAGCGGAACTTTCTTTACTGCAATATTCATAGCTTTTGCTATTTCGTTCGGGTCATTAGTTCCGTATTTTTTGATTATATCCAGGACGACTGGCAGCATTCGTTTCATTTCTCTTCGGATTCCTTTGATAATACATACTCAATATAATTTTTGATTTCATTCCGGGCTTGTTCGGATATCGGTTTGCCATTTTTGCTAAAAAACATAACTTGCGACGACTGGAGCAGGTCATGGAGGTAGATCGGTTTCGCGGATTCCGGTTCTTCGCCGTCGATCAGAAATGTTGGCGTCGTATGCAGGATTTCTGCGATTCTTTTTAATGTCGATTGCGGAATATCGTTAATTCCAGATTCCATCTTATTAATAGACGATTTAGATTTGTAACCTAAAAGTTTTGCCAGTGTTTCTTGCGACATATTCATATTCTCTCTACATAATCGGATTCGTTGTCCGAGATGTCTCAGAAAAACTTTTTTATTGTCGTTCATTTATCTCACCTCCAGCAATTACATTGTATCAAAATGTAGATTGTCATTCAATAAATTTTGATAAAAATGTAAAAAAAAGTTGACTTATAATCCACTCGATGGTATTATAGCGGTGTAGATTTCAGGTCTACCGAGGGGAGGTGTAAAAAAAATGACTGATATCGAGAAATTAAGAGAAAAATTAAATACGTCAGGCTATAAGCTATCCTATGTAGCCGACTTTTTATCTCTGACATATCAGGGATTGCTGAACAAAATTAACGGAAACTCTGAATTTAAAACATCAGAGGTAAAAGCGATTAGTGATTTACTGCAGCTTTCTCCTGAAGAAAGAGATACTATTTTTTTTAATTAAAAAGTAGATTGACAGTCTACATCGGGAGGTGAAAATTTATGAAGATACCGGTCATCGTAGCAGCCCGCCTGCTCGGGATATCAGCGGATTTCCTGCGGTGGTCGTTGCGGCAGGACAAAACCGATCTTGGCTGGGCGATCCGGCGGGAAGGTTCTACACGCTGGGATTATTACATAGACCAGCAGGAATTAGCCAAGATGGCCATGGTGACGATCAAGGACATCCGAAAGGCCGTCGAATTATACAGAACGGGAGGTGTTGTGAATGCGGAAACGCAGAATTAGATGGGGTAGAGTTTTTATCACCGCCGCAGTGGTTGTCGGAATTACTGCCGGAGCGTATCAGTACATAACCGCTCCGACCACCCGTCTGATTGAATATCAGGCGGAGGTAAAACCCGGAGACACCCTCTGGACAATTTGCGGAAAAATAGCGACGGATAAAGAAGACCTGCGCAGGTTAGTCTGGCAGGCAAAGAAAGACAACCGGATAAAGGACGTCGGGAACCTGCAGCCGGGGATGTTGATTGTAGTAAAAGTGAAGGAGGCAAGAAATGGATGACAGACCATTCAGCGTGACATTAGTCAAAGATGATTGGGATTTAGTTCTGAACGCACTGGAGATCTGCAAAGAGAATGCGTCATCACTCATGGAGCACGAAATCGAATGCGTTATCCGCGGAATAAAGTCGGATTTAGACAGTCAAGGTTTTTAAAAGTAGAGGAGTGAGAAATCGGTAAATGCAGCAGATCATGATCGAACGACTTACGGAATTACTCCGGGAAGCACAGAAAAACGAGAAACATTTTAAGCGTGAGGGCATGGCATTGACGCAGATGTATTTCGCCGAAATGGCCGACGCATATCAACATTTAATAGAAGAATTACTACAAAATCAGGAGGCGAGGGAATGAGGAGAAAACTAATATTAACTTTTCTAATTGGGGTTACAGGAATCTTACCTGCACATGCGGAGTGGATCGTGTCGGAGTGTAGTGCATACACGCCGTATGATTGCGGGACAATCACCGCCACGGGCGAATATGTCCATGTCGGCGGGGTGGCTTGTAACTTTCTGCCATTTGGAACGGTCATTGTGATTGACGGTGTAGAGTACGTCGTAAATGACCGATGCGGGATCGATAACTGCATAGATATTTTCATGGAAAGCTACGATGCGGCTATCCAATTCGGGCGCCGGGATAAGGAGGTTTATATAAAGCGATGATTATTACAGTAATAAAAAAGCCACCGGATACTGCAATATCCGATGGCTACCAGCTAAAGCTGGCACATTCTCACAAATTATTATAACACATTCGGGAGGACAAACATGAAAACAATTGAAGCAGAAGCAATTATTATTCCGGCGGTAGAACCGAAAATCATTTCGGAAGTATTACCGGTTAAAACGAATTTTGAAGACGTCGAGGCGTATCTGTCAAACCTCGTCGAGAAATATACAGGTTTGGTCGTTACGGACGAAAACCAGAAGGACATGGAGAAAACTCTTCGGGAAGTCGTATCAATCCGGACAGGTATCCAGAAGTTTGAAATCAATGGCAAGCGGCAATTAAAAAAGCCGGTCGATGATTTCGCCCGGCAATGTAAGAACCTGTTGGCGATCGTCAACAGTGTAGAAGCTCCGCTAAAAGAACAGCTGGACGTCTACGAAAATAAGCGCCGGAATGAAGTACTTGCTGCTATCCGTCGCGAATTCACAGCGAAAGCTGATGCGGCCGGCTTGCGGGAAGAATACCGGGAATTTGACATCCCGACCGGCTGGTTTAACAAAACTGCGAAGTGGTCAGAAACCTGCATTGAAATAGACCGGCTTGTCGCAGAAATGCTTTCCGACCAGACCACCGCAGATAATCTGGCGGAACTCAAAGAAACCCGCCGTGAAATGGGAACGGCTTATATAGATGCGGTTAATACCGAATATAAGCTGGCAACACCGCTTACGCCGAGCATATTAACAGATACTGTACTTGAAAAACCGAATGCGGAAATTAAAGGCTTTATCCGGCAGGCAGCCGAGAGGCAATCTGAAATCGAGGCCACAGCCCGAACGGCTCCGGTTACCGCTCCGGTTACACCGAGTATTGCTCCGCCGCCGATTCCGCAGACGACCGGATGGCCACGGACGATGATTCTTACTATTTCACTGCAAAACGAATTGGATTATCAGAGCATGCAGGAATTCTTATACGAAATGCCGGCAAATATTAAATACGATACGGAAATCAGGGAGGGATAAAAATGATTGAATTTAAAAAAGCAAAACGAAGCAAAGCAAAGCTCCGGCTGGCAATTTCCGGAGCTTCCGGAGCGGGGAAAACGTATTCTGCTTTGCTCATCGCCAGCGGCATTGTGCCGATGAGCAAGGTGGCGGTGATTGACACAGAATCCGGATCTGCAGATTTATATGCAGACCTGGGTGATTACTCAACGGTCACAATAAATCCACCATATTCCCCACAGAAATATATAGAGGCGATTCACACCGCAGAAAATGCCGGATTTGAGTTAATTATCATCGACAGCTTATCGCATGCGTGGAGCGGTGAAGGCGGTCTGCTTGACCAGCAGGGTAAAGCTACAGAAAGCAAATATCGCGGAAACAGCTGGGCGGCATGGCGGGAAATAACGCCGTTACACAACCAGTTAGTCGAAACCATACTGCATAGCCCGTTACATGTAATAGCGACAATGCGGGCGAAAACGGAATATATCCAGACCGAAGTCAACGGGAAAAAGCAAATACAAAAGGTCGGCATGGCACCGATCCAGCGCGACGGGATCGAATATGAATTTACGACGGTTTTCGATCTCAGCCAGAATCACACCGCAACAGTCAGCAAAGACCGTACAAATATGTTTGACGGGCAGTATTTCACCCCGTCGGCAGAGTGCGGAAAAGCATTGCTGCACTGGCTGACAGTCGGAGAATCTCCCGCACTCACGGCATCACAGCCGCAGCCGGTGAATAATACACCGGAACCGAAGCCACAGCCGAAACCGTCAGCCATGCCGTCGGCGGTGGATATTTACAAAAAACGATTGTCTCGAATCTGGCATGACACGAAGTGGGACGCGTCAGGGTCGTTGGATGCGTATCTATCGGAGCGAATGAAATCGTCCGGCAAGACCGCAGCCGATATTACGGCGGACGATCTGGCGGCGATCGATAAGGAAATCACGGATTATTTAAGCCGGAACGGCTTCGCGCAAATTGCGGAAGTCAAAGACGGCGAAATTATATTTTAACAGGAGGAATGAATTATGATAACAGCTACACTCTACGGAAGATTAACAAGGGAACCGGAGCATGTTACACCGAGGAATGGCGGAGATGCATATGTCAGGTTCTCTATGGCATGTGATAACGGCAAGGATCGGGCGGCGACATTCGTGAATGTTTCAGTATTCGGACGCCGCGGCGATGTGATTATGCAGTATTTTACAAAAGGAAACCGGATTGTCGCTCACGTACAGAATCTGGAAGTTTCCGGATATATTGATGGCAACGGCGAAGCCAAGGCGTCGATGAATGCCGTATTATCAGCTGTAGATTTTGTGGAGACACGCGCCGATCAGGCCGCTCAGGCACCGGCGTATCAGCAGCAGCCAACAGCGGCAGCACCGGCTCCGGCATATACTCAACCAGCCGTGCCGTATCAGCAGCCAGCTCCGCAGCAGGGACAGCTCCCCGGCATGCCGCAGGCTCCGGTCGGTGTTCCGTGGGCGCGATAAATGATCAGTCTGCGGGATTATCAGCAAACACTAATTGACCGTATTGCCGCAGAATATACAGCCGGTTCCCCGTCCGTCTGTGCCGTGGCTCCCTGCGGAGCAGGCAAGACGGTTATGGTGGGCTGGATGGCCGGGAAAACAGCACTCATCGGTAAGCGGGTTCTGTTTCTTGTGCACCGGCGGGAACTTATTGACCAGTCGGATCGGACGTTCACAGCCATGGGCATCAATCACGGCATTATTTCTGCAGGTGCAACCTGCGATTATGCCGCATCAGTACAAATCGGAAGCACTCAAACCGTGGCGCGAAGGCTTGATAAAATTCAAAAACCGGATTTTATTATCATCGACGAAGCGCATCATGCAACAGCCGGAACGTGGCGAAAAATTATTGATGCATTTCCGGAAGCTCTCACGCTGGGGGTCACGGCAACGCCTGCACGGCTGGACGGAAACGGGCTGGGCGATATATTTAAATCGCTCGTTATCGGACCGACAGTAGACGATTTAATCGGTCGGGGATCGCTGACGCCGTATGACTATTACGCACCTCCGTCTAAAGTCGATATAAAGTCGGTACACGTCAAATTCGGAGATTATGTCAAATCGGAATTATCGGCGGTCGTTGATGATATAGATGTTATCGGCGACATTGTCAGGAATTATCAGAAACTGGCACCCGGGCGGCAGGCGGTATGTTACTGCGTCAGCCGGTCACATTCGGAGCATATTGCGGCACAATTTACGGCTGCGGGGATTCCGGCGGCTCATGTAGACGGAGAAACGCCAAGAGCGGAGCGGGATCAGATTATTTCTGACTTTCGGAACAAAAAACTCCGTGTACTGTGCAATGTAGATTTGCTGGGCGAGGGGTTCGATGTCCCCGGCATGGATGCGGTGATTTTGGCAAGGCCTACGGCATCCTTAACGTTGTTTATACAGCAATCCATGCGGCCGCTGCGTCCAGATCCGGATAATCCGAACAAGCGGGCGGTCATTATAGACCACGTCGGAAACTGTTTCCGACACGGGCTGCCGAATGCGCCACAGGATTGGTCGCTGGAATCAAAAGTCAAGAAAAAGCAAAACCGAATACTCACGCTGCATCAATGTCCGAAATGCTTTCAGGTTTGGGATACGACGTCCAGAACCTGTCCGTATTGCGGCTATGCGCCGCCGATACAGGAACGGGAAGTGACGCAGCAAGACGGCATCCTCACGAAAATAGAATCACTGGAACTGCTGGAGAAGAAACGCCGCCGTCAGGAAGTCGGCAGGGCACGGAGCCGTGCCGATCTGGAAGATATCGCCGTGCGCCGTGGCTACAAATTCGGCTGGGTTCGGAAAATGATGGAAATTAAACATATAGGAGGCTCGTATGGAACCTAATCAAATTATCAATCCTGCAGAGCGTAAGATGCAGAATGATATTCGCGTGCATATATCCGAACATCATTTAGGGACATTCTTCAGGGCAAACGTCGGTTCCGGCTGGGTCGGGCGGACGTACATCAATGAACCGAACGATTGCCTGCGAATATTACATCCGAGGCGGTTTTCAACGGGACTGCCGGATGGTTTTCCCGATCTCTTCGGATTTCGTGAAATCGAAATCACGCCGGATATGGTCGGGCAGAAAATCGCCGTATTCTGCGGCATCGAGGTGAAATCAGCGCATGGTTCACTGCGCAAGAAGCAGCGGTTAATGCTGGATTATATGACGGAGAATCATTGCTATTGCGGTGTTGCGCGGTCTGTTTCCGATGCGGAGCGCATATTAGGCGGGGAACATTATGGATATTAAATTATTTTTTTCGGAATTGTTCCGGAACTGCCCGGGGTGGATCTATCTCTGGACGCTGCAACATAAGCGGTCTTATCCGATCCCGGTCAATCCGGATATGCCGGAGGCCGTGACGCAGTTATCGCAGCAGCTGACAGACGACGGATATGACGTGTATTTTTCACTCGGCTGCACTCCGGCTCCGGTCGCGGAAAATAAGCGGTCAACCGCGGACGGTGTTTCTGCCCTCGGCTGTCTGTGGGTGGATATCGACATTGCGGACGATAACGCTCACGCATCACAGAAATTGCCGCCGAACATCGAATATGCGGAGCTCATACTGCCGCATGATCTGCCACCGTCAATTATTGTGAGCAGCGGTCACGGACTGCATGCGTACTGGCTCTTAAAACAGCCAGTTATGCTGACGACGGAAACACGGGACAACGTTAAACTGGCGATCAAAAAAATACAGCAAGTCTGTAAAAACAACGCTGCTGCCCGCGGGTGGACGGTAGATTCCACGGCTGATCCGTCCCGCATTCTGCGGGTGCCGGGAACGTGGAATTTCAAAAATCCGATGGAGCCGGTCAAATGCGAAATTATCGAATCATCGGATGTCCGTTATGATTTGTCCGTTTTCACGGCTCTGGATGTGGACGTCACAGAAACTGCCGCCGAAATTCGGGAACCGAGATTTAAGCGGAATCCTACGGACGGCAATGCAGCTGCTATGATAGCAAACTGTAAATTTCTGCAGCACTGTCAGCTGGACGCCACAAAAATCACGTATGAGGAATGGGTGGCGGCATTATCGAATCTGGCGCGGGCGTCTGACGGTATCGAAGCGTGCCACAAATTGTCAAAAATCGATGCAAAGCGGTACACATCTGCGGATACGGATCGGAAAATCGCCGAAGTGTTGGACAATATGTCCCCGACGACCTGCGAACATATCAAGCACACGCTGGGCTTTAAATACTGTGATCAATGCCCCGTCAAATGTCCGTCCGGATGGTCGCTGGCAAAACTGCCGCAGGCGATTGCTACGGTACGGGCGGTATCCAATCCGACGCCGGACACGGTATTCACGCCGGAGGTGATCGGCGCACTGGCAACGGTACAGCAGCAGGCACCCATTGAGTTTGCTCGTTTTAAAGCAAAACTGCAGGGGGCAGTTAATCTTGGTGATCTGAATAAATCAATCGCCAAAGAACGCCAAAACCGGCTCAAAATCGCGTCCAAATCGTCAAGTGGTACATCTATACCATCCGACGAGCGCAAGGCCTTAAAATCGACGGCACAGCTCGTTTCTGATTGCCCTGTTGACCTCATCATACCCGCCGGATTTTCGTTCGACCAGACCGGGGTGGTGGAATATAAGCAGCGGATGGATGGCGAAATTCTCAGATATCCCGCATCCGGAACGCCGGTGGTCATTACCGGGCGGGTATATAACATGGATACGTCGGAAGAAAAGCTGGAACTTAGCCTTAAATACTTCGATTCATGGCGCACGATACTGCAGCAGCGGTCTGTGGTCTATTCCGCCCGATCGATTGTCAAACTGTCTGATTACGGGCTGAACGTATCTTCGGAAACGGCAAAACATCTTGTCAAATTCTTACAGCAATTGGAATCAGTAAATCCGGATCGTATTCCGCTTAAATATTCCGTCGCGAATCTGGGCTGGCGGCATTATGGAGAGGAATTCGTGCTGCCGTCCATATCAAAATATGCAATAGAAATGGACGACGAAGGGGATATTACGAACGCTATGCAGGTGTCGGGCACTATGCAGGGCTGGATGCAGACCGCGACGGAAGTCCGAAAATATGTTTTTTCACGGCTTATTCTGGCAGCATCCATGGCGGCGCCGTTGCTATATCTGTTTCATCAACGCAATTTCATGCTCTATTTCTGGGGGACGTCCGGCGGCGGAAAGACGGCTGCCATGAAAGCGGCACTCTCCGTTTGGGGCAATCCTGACCAGCTTATGACATCATTTTTAACGACTAAAGCCGGGCTGGAGCGTCGATTATCTATGCTTTCCGATTTTCCGGCGGCCATCAATGAACGTCAGGTCGCAGGGCAGGGGCGGGAAAAACAGGAATATCTGGAGTACATCGTCTACATGCTTGAGGGAGGCAAAGGTAAAGGACGCGCCAGCAAAACCGGCCTGCAAAAAACATCCTCATGGCGAACGATCGGCATGGCCAACGGCGAGGAACCGCTTACTCGGGAAACCTCTGTGCGAGGTGTGAAAAACCGCATCATGGAGATTAATACCTATCCGGTCATGCCGGACGATCTGGCAAAACGTGTCCATCAGATGCAGGACTACGGCTGGGCGGGAGCAGAATATATTCGGAGGCTGCTTGCCGGTAAGGCACAGGCGCATGATATCTGGACGCGCCTGCACGAAGCCCTCGGGCGTCCATATCTGGCATACGCCTCATCCCACGTGGACGCCATGGCGGTAATCTTGACCGCGGACGTCTTAGCCAGCATGTGGCTCTGGAATATATCCGAAGCGGAAGCCATCCGGCAAGCGGAGTATCTGTCGTCCGAGGTGTTTAAATCGCTTCCGACATCGCGGGCAATGTCCGATCCGGATCAGGCGTGGGAATTTATTCAAAGTTGGATCGTGTCCAATCCGAATCACTTCGATCGGGAGTTTATGACGTCAGACATCCGTATGCAGTCGCCGCTCTACGGTTTCGTTCGTGGTAATGCGACGTATGTTTTCCCTGCGCATTTGCGCAAGGCTATGGAAAACGAAGGACTCAGCTACGAAAAATCCCTTCGCGAATTGGTTCTTATTGGGCGCATACAAACAAGCGCGAAAAACGATCCCGATCGGAATATGCGCACAACTCGTCAAGTCAAATACCAAGGTAAGGTAATTAGGGCTATCCCGATTGTTGATCCGGAGTGAATGGGTTACTTGGGTTACCCAATGGGCTACCAAAGGGTGACCTCAATGAAATCCGATAATGCCTGTATAAATACAATGTAAGTAACCCGTAACCCGTACATATACATATATGCATATGTACGCATGCTACTAAGGCTTAAAAAGGGCTGTTAAAAAGAGGTCTTAAAAAAGCAATATGTATTTTTGAAATTACGGGTTACCACTTATTCACAGGTTAGAATGTTAGATTTTGTCGGCGTTCTGGGAACATCAAAAGGTAACCCTCATGGTGTGGGTTACCTAAGTTATTCACAGGCTGGCGGAGTTATTCACAGGAGAGGTATGACACAAGTGTTATCTAATCATATCAAATTTGTTATGGTTCGGGCATGTGAGATGAACGCAAGGCGAACACTCAGTCCGACACTTCAGAAAATGGCCGCAGAAATAATCGTTGACCCGTATGGTGCATCTGATTGGAGGTGTTGGACGGAACTGTTAGACCTTGCAAGGAAGCGGAACAGGGAAATGTTTGAGGATCTGTTTCTGCTTCGTGGGTGCGGGACACTGATTGCAGAAAATCACGAATATGGCTTATGCAGGTTTGGCTGGCCGTATAATTTCAGTCCGGTATGCGGTAATACGACGTGGCCGGATGAAAAAACGTTCCGGCAGTATATGTCAGAATTCTGGGAACGCTGGGGCGATGGTATGTATCATTTGTTGGTTAGTCTATGGAGGTATATGCATGATGGATATTGATAGTTTGAAACAGGCGGCAGAAATAATTGATAAGGCGCGCAAGGATTATGAGCGTCAGGGTATGCGGGGACAGAAGCTGTATATCGTCTGCGATTTGATAAAAGCGGAAGATTTAATTTACTCGGTTATTAGTGAGTTTGAAGATCAGGAGAATGTATTATGAAAAAGTATGAATTCACAGGAGAAACAAAGGTTATAGCAGGCGTAACGCTTAAAAGAATCCGTGCTTTAATTAGTTTTGGATTTGTTGTGAAAGGCGAAATCGGCGGATTTATTGAAAGCGAAAAGAATTTGAGCCACGACGGCAATGCATGGGTGACTGGCAATGCAGAGGTGACTGGCAATGCATGGGTGACTGGCAATGCAAGGGTGGCTGGCAATGCATGGGTGGCTGGCAATGCAAGGGTGACTGGCAATGCAGAGGTGACTGGCAATGCATGGGTGGCTGGCAATGCATGGGTGACTGGCAATGCAAGGGTGGCTGACAATGCAGAGGTGACTGGCAATGCATGGGTGGCTGACAATGCAGAGGTGACTGACAATGCAAGGGTGACTGGCAATGCAGAGGTGACTGGCAATGCATGGGTGGCTGGCAATGCATGGGTGGCTGACAATGCAAGGGTGACTGGCAATGCAAGGGTGGCTGACAATGCAGAGGTGACTGGCAATGCATGGGTGGCTGACAATGCAGAGGTGGCTGACAATGCAGATTGTATGCTTATTGGCAGAATTGGCAGCCGCTCCGATTTTACAACATTTTTTAAAAATAAAGATGGCGGTATATCAGTTAGATGTGGATGTTTTTATGGGACGATAGAAGAATTTAGAGAAAAGGTCGAAGAAACACATGGTACGGACACTAAACATGCGAAAGTATATCAAGCCGCGGCAAACTTGGCTGAAATGCAGATTTTAGAGCAGGAGGCGGAATGATGGATTTGGATGAGATTTTGAAACGGTTACATATCCTTGCTCTTTATGTAGAACATCATGAGACTCATGACTTGCCGATTAGTGCGTTCGTGATATTGCGTAATTTGCAGGAAATCTCGGCCGCTATACGGAAATGTACCGATACAGTTACCCGTGATCCGTCGGACGGTACTTCTGCTACCGCCAAACATTATCAGATTGACGGCGCAAGGATGCAGCCTGTGGAAATGTTGCAGGATATTCTCACGCCGGAAGAATTCCGCGGCTGGCTCAAGGGCAGTATGTTTAAGTATTTCTGTCGTGCGGGGAAGAAACCAGGCGAACCGTACGAAAAGGATATGAACAAGTGCTTGCAGTTTAATGAGTGGCTTAAGCAGGTAGCCGCCGGAAAGAAAATCAATCCGAGGAAATAATGATGGATGTATGCAGTTTTTTGGAACGTGTTCGCGGGCAGCGATACCGGTTGTCTGCGCTGGAGGATGAGTTAAAACAGTGCCGGGCGGACGCTGAATTAATATCTTCTCCGGCTTTGTCTGAACGGGTGCAATCGTCGAATCAAAAAGATATGTCCGATCTGTTCATTGCGATCGAGCATTATGAACAGTTGGTACAGCAGGCGATCGCTGAATCGATTATGTATCGTGAGCGGGCATTAAACATGATTTCTTACGAAACGGATAATGTTTCTTACTCGGTATTGCTCCGCTGGTATATCTTAGATCAGTCATGGGAGGAAATTATACGGGAGATGCATTATTCAAAATCGGTTTTGAGTGACCGGAAGAATGAATCATTGACATACTTATCCCGAGTCATTTCGCCGGAACTTTTAGAGGTTCGGACGTAATCGGACAAAATCGGACGCCAAAATGTGATATTATGGTAGCGTGAAGATGAAGAAATAATACTCCTGAATGTTTCCATGATTCATCTCCTCCAAATTAAGTAAAACGCGTACTGCTTCCCCGGTACGCGTTTTACATTCTCCGGGAGGTTATACATGATACCGGTATATTGTGCGTATGTAGAAATGCGCGATCCGGAGACGTTGGTTCCGAATCCGCGAAATCCGAATCAGCACAGCGATAAGCAGATTGCTTTGTTGTCGAAAATCATACAGACGCAGGGCTGGCGTGCTCCGATTACTATATCTAAGCGTTCCGGCTTCGTTGTCCGTGGTCATGGCCGTTTGCTGGCTGCATTATCCTTAGGGCTGACAGAGGTGCCAGTGGATGTGCAGGATTATGAATCGGAAGCTGCAGAGTACGCGGATTTAATCGCGGATAACCGTATTGCTGAATTGTCGAATATTGATAATGACCTGCTGGGACAGTTATTGGCGGATACAGGCGATTTTGCGGACGTCACCGGCTACTCTGACAGTGATATAGACCGGCTTGTCGGCGAGGCTGAATCGGAAGCCGCCGGAAAGGGCGTCGGCGAGGATGATTTTGATGCTGAGGCGGCCGTTACGGATATTAAAGAACCGGTAACGCAATCAGGGGATATCTGGGAGCTTGGTAACCATCGGCTCTTGTGCGGGGATTCTACGAATCCGGATGATATAAAACTTGTCATGGATGGGCAGCTGGCGGATATGGTATTTACCGATCCGCCGTACAACGTGGAATATGTCGGTAAGACTAAAGATCGCCTCACCATACAGAATGATAAGATGGATGAAGATGAATTCCGGCTGTTTTTATCAGAGGCGTTCGTTGCGATGGCAGCGGTGCTCAAAAATGGGGGGGCGTACTATATATGTCATGCGGACAGCTCCGGCGATATATTCCGGCGGGCGGTTCGGGATTCAGGCTTGCTGTTAAAGCAGTGTTTAATCTGGGTTAAGAATACGATTGTTTTAGGGCGGCAGGATTATCAATGGCAGCATGAACCGATATTGTACGGATGGAAGCCGGATGGTTCGCATAAATTTTACGGTGGGCGAAATAAATCTACTGTGATTGATGAACATCTGCCGCTGTCTATTACAGAGACGAATGATGGCTATATATTAAATTTCAAGACCGATATGCAGGATATAAATATAAAAGTACCGTCTTATGAGGTCGTTGATTCCGGCACGGACGCCGATACGACAATCTGGCGTATACCAAAACCTGTTCGGTCGGAAGATCACCCGACTATGAAACCGATCGCGCTCTGTACGCGAGGTATATTAAATTCAAGCCGCAATGGTGAAATCGTATTAGAACCGTTTTGCGGTTCCGGCAGCACGTTGATTGCGTGCCAGCAAACGGGGCGGCAGTGCCGGGCGGTTGAACTCGATCCGGTGTACTGTGATGTGATCGTTAAACGATATATTAATCAGGTAGGCACTGCTGCTGATGTGAAATTACACCGTGGCGATGAAATAATCGATTATATAGATTTATAATTTACATTGCGGAGGTGAGGTGATGTCGCGGCGGAATGAGGAGATATATAATGCTGCTTACAACGATTTCAAGCGCGGTGTCGCCTGTGCTGAAATCGCGAGTAAATATGGGTTAAATAAAAATACCATTTACGGTTGGTTTCGGAAATGGCGCAGTAATTCGAATAAAAAATCGGTAATAAGCGCACGTGGTCTGCGGCATAACTTATACAGCCGGTATCTTACGCCGGAAACACTCAAGGCTGCAGCTGAATTGCGGGGCGTATCTCCGCTTGATATACAGTGGATGTTGATCAGTTTGAAATTCGTCGCGATCATGACGTCGTGGCAGGCGATGATTGAATTTATCAAAAGCGGCGATACAGAGATTGTAACGACCGATAAATCAGTAATTACTGACAGCACCGGTAAGCGGACGGTTACAATAGCTACACATACGCAGAAGATTCTGTTATTTGATAAGTGGCGGGTGTTTCTGGAAGCGCAGTCAAAGGCGATGGCTACTTTGTCGCATATGCTGCGGCGTTATGAAGATATGCTGCCGGATTCACCAATAAGACAAGAGCGTATGGCTCATATTGATAAAATGCGGGAAGAAATCCGGCAAATTAAATTGACCGGCTCGGTTGATGGCAATCCGGATATTTCGGGGTATTTGCATGCGCTGCAAAGCGGAACGTCGGAGGTGTGGAATAATGGCGGTAATTGATAGGGGTGCATCGTTTCAATTTCTGCCGTTTTCCCGAAAGCAGAAACAGCTGCTCTCATGGTGGATGCCGGAAAATTCGCCGTATGCCGATTATGATTTAGTTATTGCGGACGGCTCAATTCGTTCCGGAAAGACAATTGCTATGGTGAATGCGTTTCTGCTTTGGTCACTCAGTCAGTTTGAGGGGCAGGCGTTTATCGTGGCGGGGCGGTCGTCCGGCGCATTAAAACGTAATCTGCTTCGGCCGATGTTCCAAATCCTGCACTCTATGCAGGTGCCGTATACATACAATCGGTCGGAGAATTATATAACAATCGGCAGTAATACATATTACTGTTTCGGTGCAAGCAATGAAGCCAGTCAGGATGTGATTCAAGGGTTGACTGCCGCCGGAGCGTTGGCCGATGAGGCGGCGTTGTTCCCGCGGTCGTTTGTAGAACAGATGATTGGCCGCTGCTCTGTTAAAAATTCTAAAATCTGGATGAACTGTAATCCGGAATCGCCGTACCATTACATCAAAACGGATTACATTGATAAAGCTGAAGAAAAACGAATCCTACACTTGCACTTTACGCTTGATGATAACTTATCACTTACTGATGAGGTGAAAGAGCGTTACATGCGGCTATATCAGGGGGTCTGGTACAAGCGGATGATTCTTGGACTCTGGGTAATTGCCGAGGGCGTCATTTATGATATGTTTACCGATACGAATCTGTATAATGACAATACGCGGCCGGAGCAGTTGCGTGGCCGGAGCCGGAGATATATTTCCATAGACTATGGGACGATTAATCCCATGGTCTTTTTAGATATTTATGATGATGGTACTGACCTGTGGTTAGATAAGGAGTATTACTATGATTCCCGTAAAGAAGGACAACAGAAATCTGACGCCGAATACTTGGAAGATTTCAAGCGGTTTGTCGGCGACGAAGATCCCGATTATGTGATTATTGACCCGTCCGCCGCCAGCTTCAAGGTGCTACTGCGACAGGCGGGGTATCGTGTTAAGGACGCGGATAATGACGTCAATGACGGAATCCGTATGGTAGCCATGCTATTTCGGACGCAGCATCTGCATATACATGAGCGGTGCCAGAATACTCGAGATGAATTGGCGTCTTATGTCTGGGATGAAAAAGCCGCATTAAATCACGGGCAGGAAAAGCCTGTAAAACAATCTGATCATGCATGCGATGCCATGCGCTATTGTGTAAAAACTATGATTAAAAGCTGGAGGCTGTCTGCTTATGAAGAAGAAAAGTAAAGCTCGCCGCTTAACGAACGACGCAGGGAGGAATGTGGGGCGGAAACTCACACTGGATGAGTTTGTGAATCCGCTTGCCCGCAGCGGCGCAGGTATGCCGAATCTGCTTGAGGCGACAGAATATCCGCTAACGAGGTTTACTCAAAACTGGCAGGTGTTGAACTCTCTGTACCGGTCGCACTGGGTCGTCCAGAAAATTATTAACACTATCCCGCAGGATATGATGAAGAATGGCTATGATTTCCAGTCTGATATCAATCCCGACCAGATACAGAAAATATCAAAAATTATCCGCCAGACGCGCCTGCACTCGAAAATATTAAACGGGCTATACTGGGGACGGCTGTATGGCGGTGCTGCCGGAATCATTATGATTGACGGTGAGGCTGATCGCATGGATGAGCCGCTGGATTTGGATCGTGTGATGCCGGGGGCGTTTAAAGGCTTGCTCATTATGGATCGGTGGTCTGGTATAATGCCGAGTGCCGATTTGATTACCGATATAACCGATCCCGATTTCGGTATGCCGGAATATTATGAGGTCACGCTGCCGGAAGGGCAGGGCGTGATACGACTGCATAATAGCCGTGTCTGCAGATTTACCGGTCGCGAAATGCCATATCTCGAGAAATTAGCCGAGAACTACTGGGGTACGTCTGAAATGGAACACGTTTTTTCGGAATTGAAAAAGCGTGATAACGTTTCATGGAATATTGCCCTGTTGACGTTCATGGCCAACATCCGCGTTATGAAAATTGACGGGATGGAGCAGCTCTTGGCGTACGGCGGCGATAAGTCGCAGCAGGCTCTGTATAATACGCTTGAAGGATTGAATATGATGCTGAATAATAACGGCATTCAGATTCTCGGCAAAGATGATTCCTACGAATCGCACCAGTATACATTTTCTGGGCTTGGAGAAGTCTATGACCGCTTCATGATGGACGTTTCCGGAGCGTGCGGGATTCCTGTCACAAAGTTATTTGGTCGGTCGCCTGCGGGCATGAACTCTACCGGCGATGCGGATATGGATAATTACTATGACACCATTGAGCAGTCGCAGGAATCGCAGTTACGTCCGGTGCTTGATAAGCTGCTGCCCATTGTCTGTATGTCAGCATTGGGGGCTGTGCCTGACGATCTGGATTATATATTTAATCCGGTACGCCGCCCGAGTAATGATGAAAAACAGAGCCTTGGCAGCCAGCAAACGGCAGCTGTCGTGCAGGCGTATACGGCGGGGTTGGTATCAGAAAAGACTGCGCTCCGAGAACTGCAGGGATCAAGCAAGCTGACCGGCATGTGGACGAACATTACCGATAAACAGATCGAAGCAGCGTCTGATCAGCCGGAAGCCGCCGGTGAAATGGATATTCCCGGCATGTCTTCGATGGAAACGCAGGATTCAGATTTCGAAGAAAGCAAACATCCGCGCAATGATGACGGTAAATTTACTGGCGGTGGCTCCGGTGGCGGTAATAGTATTGGCTTTAAGCAGGAAAGCCTCGATCTATTAGGGCAAGAGCATAAAGCTCCTCACGGAGATGCTGCCGTCCAAAAATTACTTGATTGTAAAAATGGGCATATCAAAAATGCATTTATTCGTTCTGATATTGATGACATCACGTTAATTTGGGGAAATGATGCAGTCGGGCTGAAGCATATTATTAAACGTCGCACGGAAGAAAATGAAGATGTCGATGAACTTGTTTCGCATTTATCCGACACCATAGAAAATGGAACGTTGAAAATAAATAAGCGTGGCCGTTTTGTGATTACTAAAGGTAAGTATCAAGCTATTATTTCTCCTGAAATATTCAATGATAAACTGAATTTTCTTGTTACCGGATATTTTGTATATGACAAAAAAAGATCAAGGAAGTCATGAAGACGATTAACTCTCATGACTTTACGTTAGAAAGACATACTCTTCTAACAACCTTGATCTCTTCTGTCTTGATTATATATCTCTTATGATGATAAATCAATTGTGAGGTTATATATGCCACTATGGGAGCCAAGGCGGCGAATTGAGCTGGCGTATCAGCGGGCATTGGAGCGTCTGTTAAAGCAGGCGCTTTTTACATGCCGCGACTGCAGCTCATATGCCGCATTTAAGCGGGCGATGGACGCTTGGTCAAAAACCGAGGAATTTCGGGAATTTTCCGAAGCTCTGGCGGGTAAAATGATTACCGGCTTGTTTGCTGATGTCGGCAGAAACTGGCGTGAGGCTGCACGCTATAACTCTAAAACGCGTGAAATGTATATGCGCTTGATAAAATCCATGGCCGGTGAGCGAGGCAGGCGCGTGCAGGAAATGATACGCGAAAATGCCGCGTTAATCCGAACACTGCCGCTGTCCACTGCTGAACAGGTTAGCGATTACGCTGCTGAGCAGGCAGCGAAAGGACGAAGACCTGAAGATATCGAAGCGGAAATATTAAAACTGTTTCCGAACCGAACGCGGGCGAGGTCAAAGCTGATTGCCCGCACGGAAATGGCGAAGTATCACACGGCTATGATTCAGGCGGACTGTCAGGATCTGGGACACAACTGGTATTTCTGGCGCAGCGTGCGGGATGAACGCTCCCGATCGGCGCATAAAAAAATGGATGGCGTTCTGTGCTCTTGGGATGATCCGCCGAATCCGGAGGCGTTATTTCCCGGATATCAGAAGCCCTATGGTCGATATCCGCCCGGCGGCACGTTTAATTGCCGATGTACGCCGGAGCCGGTTATTGTGCCGGAACAAATACCGGACACGGTACCGGTACATAAAAACGGAAAAATTACACGTATGAACAAATCGGCAGTTATTAAAATGGTAGGAGGTCTGATATAATGCAGGCTTATTACGGAAGCCGCTTTTCGCCCAACATGACGAGGACGACGGACGGCTTTTTAATCTGTCATAATGTCCCGCTTGCTCGGACGGGTGAGCAGGACTACCTGGGCAGCGAGGTCGGAATGAGCGATAGCTCAATCGTGAAAGTGTACCGAAAACCGGAAGAAGTCTTTAAGAAGTCTACTTTAGCGAGCTTTGAGGGAAAACCGGTAACGGACGATCATCCTGCTGAATTTGTAGAACCGGGAAATGCGACCGGTTATATCCGTGGTACCTGTGCGAATGTCCGCAGGGGTGCCGGTGAAAATGCCGATTTGATTATCGGCGATTTAATTATCTATGATGCTACACTTATATCCGAGATTGAAGCAGGAAAGCGTGAAATATCTGCAGGGTATCTGTGTGATTATCGGGAATGCGACGGCGGATTGGAACAATGTAATATTGTCTGCAATCATATAGCGGTCGTGAATAACGGTCGAGCCGGTAGTCGAGTAGCCATCAGGGATGAAAAACCAGTTATTAAAAACGGAGGTAAGACAATGAGTAAAAAAGGTAATATTGTCAGTCGAATGCTGGCGGTCTTTGCGAAAGATGAAGATACCACGCCGGAAGATTTGAAAGAAGCTATGGACGCGGTGAATGAACCTGAAGAAAAGCCGGAGACCAAACCGGAAGTAAAGCCGGAAGTGAAAGATGAAGACGTACCGGAAGAAGAAGTAAAAAAAGCACTTGATGCAGCGCTCGCGCCGTTCATGAAGCGCATCGCCGATCTGGAAGCGCGCATGAACGACGAAAAACCGGATGATCTGGACAATCTTGAGAAAGAATTATCTGAAGATGAAGATCCGATTGATAACGAGGAGTCCGTCACCGAAGCTCCGGAAAATATTAAAACCGAAGACGAGGACGATGAAGACGAAAAACCGACTGTTGACCGCGCGGTAGCTCGTTCTATTCTTCGGGCGATTAAACCGACTATCGCAGCACTGCCGGATGATCAGCGGCAAAAAGTCGTTGACGGACTTCGTGGCGCACTGATACCGCAGAAAAAGGATAATTCAGTTTTCGCTAAAATGCTGCATGCAAAAGCTGCAGACCATGGCATGGCTCACGCATCCGATTTCGGGGAAGCCTGCAGAAAAATGAATCCTCATTACAGAAAGGAAGGTAAATAATTATGCCAGGAACAGTTATTGGAAAAACTCTTAATTTCGGATATCCCGGACAGATTAGCCGTCAGGGGGATGAAATTTCTCGTACCAGACCGGTAAAGAAAGGTGCTGCGAATATCCCGTTCGGTGCTGCCGTTGAAATCGGTGCTGACGGAACCTGCACGTTACTGGGTGCAGGAGCAGGCACCGCTGCTGCATTTGCAGGCGTTGCTATGCGTCGTGTAAAGTCCGCGCTTGTTTATCCTGATCAGAACCACGGATATTATGCAGCCAATGAAAACTGCGATATTCTCGAACGCGGTGCGGTCATGGTTGAATGTGTTGCAGGGAATCCGACTGTGGGCGGTGCCGTGCATGTATACAAAGCAGCCGCAAGCGGTCACAAAATGGGAGAATTCGCAGCAGCTGCAGATGCAACAAATACAGTACAGCTTACTAATGCTAAGTGGGCGACCGGTAAAGATGCGAATAACGTCGCCGAGGTCGTTATTGTAACCCGTCAGGGCGTTTAACAGGAGGTAAATAATAATTATGGGTAGAAAAATCACGATGCCGTCCATGTACGGGAATGCTATTCCCACATTTGACAGCTCCGCTATTTCCGGAGGCCTGTCTTTTCTCGTTTCTGAACTTGAAAAAATCGACCCGAAACTGCGTGAACCGCTAACCAGCACTACATATCCCCGTGATATTAGTATTCAGTCCGGCGGCGGATGGGTAGAATCCACCAGCGCGATGAATGTCGACTATGCCGCAGTCGGTGGTAATTCCGAAACCGGCGGCATTCAGAACGCAATCCGCAGAATTCAGGCAAACGTCGGTAAAGACGTATTTAAGGTGTTGCCCTATGAAATTACAATGGGTGTTAAATTTGTGGATATGCAGCGCGGTGCCGTAACCGGACGCTCCATTGAACAGATCTATAATACCGGTATCCGTCTTGACTACGATAAGTACATGGACAGCAATACATACATAGGTAATGCAGATTATGGCACTGAGGGGCTGGTAAACCAGTCTAAAGTAACACCGGTTTCTGTTGCTACAGGTGCTGCGTCCGCTACTGAATGGAAGAAGAAAACGCCACTTGAAATCCTCACGGATATCAACGAGGCTATTATGGCGGGTTGGGCTGCTTCCGGGTACGACCAGAATGCAATCCCAAATCATATTCTGATTCCGCCCACACAGTATGGATATCTGGTAACTACTATGGTTTCCATTGCGGGCGTGAACGGAGCTATTTCCATCCTCGAATACCTGAAGCAGAATAACATTGCCAAAAATAAGGGCGTTGACCTGTTTATCGGCGAGTGCCGCTGGTGCGAAAAAGCAGGCGTCGGGCAGAAAGACCGCATGGTCGCTTACGTCAATGAAGAACGCTTTGTCGGCATGGATGTTCCGGTACCGCTCACCCGCGCTATGACGCAGCCGGTAGTTGCTAATGCATCCTACGACAGCTTGTATGTTTCTGCTGTCGGTCAGGTCAAAGTCCACTACACAGAACCGTTTGTATACCGTGACGGTATTTAAGCAGGGAGGTAACCATGGTTATTTTTGCTCATAAGCGGGTGGGTTTCCGCAATCCGGAAACCGGGGCGATTTTCGCCGCCCGTGAAATGGATTTGGTTGACGCACCGGAATGGATTAAAGCCGATCCGATGTTTAACTGGGCTGTGCAGGACGGAATTATCACAATCCCTGACGATAAGCCTGCCGCTGCCGATCCGCTGGACGATATGACGAAAGCGGAACTCATCGAAATGGGCACGAAGCTTGGGCTTGAATTGTCCGATAAGTCTACCAAGGCAGAACTCATTGAAGCCGTTACCGCGGCCAGAGGTGACTGATGAATATATACGGGATTATCGCTGCTGCGTCGAATATTTGGAGCAGTGATAATAATCCCGAATATACAATGGACGATTTTCTGACGATGTATCCGCAGTTTAAAGACGCGCCGGAGATTGTCAGGAAAGCATGGCTCAAAATGGCTATGAACTGTCTACAGTATGACCGGTGGAATAACATGTGGGAAATAGGGATGGGTTTATATATTGCCCATTTTTTAACGCTATACCTGCAGTCGTCCACACCGGAAGGTGCCAGTACGCAGCAGATTATCAACGCCGGATTATCCCGTGGCATCGCCACGAGTAAATCGGTTGCAGATATGTCTGTCGGGTATGATTTTGGCTCGGTTGCGAGTGAATCGGCAGGCTGGGGGACATTTTCCCAGACTGTATACGGGCAGCAATTTGTCCAGCTGGCAAAAGTCGCCGCCATGGGCGGTATGACGATCTGGTGATGATATGGGCTTGACTGTAGTAAAGAAGCAACGCGCCAATTTTGATTTGGCAGCCCGCATGAAAGAACTTGGAAAAATCGGCGTATTAGTCGGTATACCATCTGACAGAACGGCACGTGACGGCGAATCGGTAACCAGCTCTGAACTGCTGTACCTGCATAGCCATGGCGTCCGCAGAAAAGCCATGCGGCAGGAAATGGATAAGAACGTCGAGAGCGGCATGAAATACAGCGCAGCACATGAGTTGTATTTGCAATCCCACGGCTCCCCGTTGTGGGCTTCGCCGCCACGGCCTGTGCTTGAACCTGCCATCGCAGCTAATAAAGCCGTTATTGCCCGCACTATGAATGCAGGTGTTAAACAATATCTGCAGACTAAGAATGACCGAGGCTTGCGAAGTGCGGGTAATCTGGCGGCATCGTACGCCAAGAAATGGTTTACCGATCCGCGCAATGGCTGGGCACCGAACAGTCCCCGGACAATCATGCGGAAAGGTTCAAGCCGCCCGCTCATCGATACCGGTGCCATGCAGGAGGCTATCACTTATGTAGTCAGAAAGGATTGATTGTATGCTGGATATTTCGTTTCTGCTTGATGATCCGGATTTCGTCACTACGTTCCAGATTGTTAAAAATCAGGGCGAGTGGCAGGACGGCGAGTATGTCGTATCACAAGCCGCGCCGGAAACGGTCAGCGGTGTCGTGAGGGCTACGGGCAAAGACGATCTGGAGATGCTTCCGGAAGCCGACCGGATATCCGGCTCAATCACATTCTGGACACGCAAGCCGATAGACCTTGATTTAACCGCCAGCCCGCCGCCGCGCCTACGGTATGCGGGCAATACTTATAAAATTATGCATCTTGAGAATTGGCAGGATTCCGGCTATACGAAGATGATCGGAATTATGCTCGGGAGGAATGGGACGAATGAAAATTAAAACTCTGCAGTCTTTGCTCCGCACGGCAATTTGTGACATTCTTCAACAGCCGGTGAACGGCTCTACGGTGCGGGTGTCGTACCCGACAGACGGCGCACCGGGGTTCAAGATTTCGGATACCGTACTGTTCATGTTCCTGCATGAGGCAGACGATAGTTACGGTAACGACCGAACGCCGGTATATCATACCGAAAACGGTACCGTGTATCGTGACCATGTCGGAACTTGTGTATGGGATCTGTTGCTGACATGTTACGGGGCGGATGGCCATGAATGGCTTGACCGTGTCCGTGCAGGGGTATTGTGGGAAAGCACACGGCGCACTCTCGAGAGTAAGAATGTGTGCCTTGTCCCAACGAATCCCGCAATTATGCGTGCTCCGGAACTTTTTAACGGGCAATGGTGGGAGCGGTCTGATATGACGCTGCGTTACAATGAACTCTACATTGATACAGAAAATGTGGGGGCGATTGAACACGTCACACTTACCGTGCCGCATGATTCCGTTCCGCATTCCAGTAATCAAGATGATTTTTCGGGCAATGTTGATATGCCCTGATTATGACAAAGGAGGCTAATATGCCGCTTAAACCGTTAGACCTGACCAGCGTTGTAAAGATTATAGTCAATCTTTCCCAGCGATCTGCAGTCAGAAAAGGATTTAATGTATGCTGCCTGATTGGCAAGACCGATATTATTCCGGCAGCAGAACGCGTCCGCGAATATTCGTCGCTGACTGAAATGCTGCAGGACGGATTCAAAACATCCGATCGTCTGTATAAAGCAGCAGCTCTGCTCATGGGGCAAAACAAAAAACCGGATAAATTCATGGTCGGCTGTATCGCCACAGTGAAGTCTGTAACGGAGACTGCCGTACAGGCACTCAAGGCGTGCCGTGAAGCTAACTATGAATGGTATGTTGGGATCGTCTGTGAAGAACAGACGCCGGAACAGCACTTGGCGAATCTCGAGTATACCAATTCTTGTACGCCGGATACAGTCTATGCGTACACCTCCGGCAATACCGAAAATGACGCTGCTGCTACGGATAACAGTATTTTCGTTAAAGCGAAGAACAAACTGTATCGCCGTTGTTTCGGCCTGTTTTCCACTAAACATCCCGACGCTGTGGCTGCCGCCATCGGAAATGCTATGGCATTTATGACCGGTACGATTAACTCTGCGTTCACGCTAAAATTCAAAACTCTTGCCGGAGTGGAAACGGAGAATGCCACTTCCGTGTTCCCATCAAATTCCGTAACGAAAATCAAGGGTGCAAACGGCAATGTCTATGTGAACCGCGGCACGTACTATAACATGCTTGAGGAAGGCGTCATGGCTGACGGTTCTTTCTTCGATGAAATTATTTTCCTTGATAAATTCAAGAACGACTGCCAGCTTGCGATTATGGATCGACTGGTACAGAATTCCAAGGTTCCGCAGACGGAAGCCGGAATGACGATCCTGCACAGGGCATTAGAGGACGTTTGTCAGGAATATAACAAGATCGGATTCCTTGCAGGTGGCATCTGGAAAGGAAATGATATCCTTGAACTAACCGCAGGCGATACGCTTCCGAACGGGTATCTGATTCAGTCGGAACCGATTGACAAGCAGTCCCAGTCTGACCGTGATAACCGTATCGCTCCGCCGATCTATATCGCGCTGAAGCTCGCAGGGGCTATCCATTCCGTTGTCGTGCAGGTTGATGTCAATCGTTAAGAGGAGGCTATTACATGAGATACTCAACTTATTCTTTCACCGACGTTACCGCCGTTATTTCGCATCCGTCCTACGGACAGTTTTCGGTTAACGGCGAGGGTATCGGGAATTTTTCTGTCAGCAAATCGACGGAACGCTCCCAGCAGAATATTGCTGCCGACGGCTCTGTCATGACCAGCAAGATTGCAGGTAACAATGGCACTGTATCTATCAATGCCCAGCAGACGTCACCTTTGCATAACTGGCTGCAGGGTTTGTTTAATTATCTGTGGTCTGCATCCACTGATGAATGGGCGCAGATCAGCTTGACAATCCGCGCTCCGAAAATGAGCAAGACGATTTCCTGCTCTTACGGTGCGTTTCAGAAGGAACCGGATGAACCGTTTGAATCTCAGGGACAGAATGTTAGCTGGGTGCTGCTTTTCGGCGATATTCAGCGGCTGAATCGGGCGTGAGGTGAACTATGAATTACAAAGATATTGAACTCACGGTTGCCGGAAAGAAGCGTAAATTTCGAATTAATAAATTTGACGCACGCACCGGCAGCTATATTCTCTATACAGTCATGTCGCGTTTTCTGCCGTCCATTCTGCAGATTCACGCGGGGAATCCTGCAGATATTTCTGATATGTCAAAGCTGGTCAATACGGATGATATTGTGTCAAGTATTGCTATGAGTGAGGGAGAATTCGGAAAGCTGCAGACTGAGGCTTTGCGTGCCTGTGAAGAAATTCTTCCTGCAGGTGTTACGCCGGTACTTGATACATCTGGGAATTTTGCAGTCATCGGGCTTGAAAAAGAAGCCGTGGCTGTATTCGTTCTTACAGCGCAGGCACTGGTATTTAATTTATCCGGTTTTTTCGGCGAAGACGGCTTGACTTCCCTGTTGTCAGGGATTCAGCAGGTTACGCCGTCGCAGAGCCGGTAAATATTAACGCTTTTGCTTACTTGCCTGTCATGCAGGGCATGTGGCAGCAGAAAGAAGTATTTGATGGTACCTACACGTTGGACGATCTATTGGATGCTCATGAAATGATCATCTTACAGGCGGAGAACAAGCGCAGGGCGCAGGAGTATGCGGAAATGATGAATGGTGGTGATGCATAGTGGCGGCAAACTACATTGAAGAATATCTGGTCAAGCTGGGTACTGATGTCGACGCGCGGTCGGTTGCGGAGTTACAGAAAGCGGTTAATTCCGTCCATCAAATGGTCGGCGGGATGGAATCGCTGGCTCCGAAACTGGCGAAAGCCAGCGCACTTGTAACGGCGGCGATTAGTGGCATTGTGGCGTCTGGAGTATCACTCGTAAAGTCCATGGGCGATCAGGAAATGGCGTATGAAACGCTGGGACGGACAATGTTCGTTTCCGCCGGGCAGGCGAAGCAGATGAAGATGGCATTGGATGCCCTCGGCAAATCGGCAAATGAAGTACAGATCAATCCGAAGCTCCGCGAACAGTATCGTCAGTTATTGGCTGACAGTGCGGCAATGACTGCGGGTAGCAGCTATAAGGCCGCCATGAATCAAGTGCAGGAACTGGCATTTGAATTCACGCGGCTAAAACAGGAAATCGCCGCCGGTATGCAGTGGGTTGCTTACTATATAGTTAAAGACCTTGCGACGCCGCTCGGCAATGCGAAAAAGACGCTCAAGACCATTAATGAATATATCATCACTAATCTGCCACGCATCACACGAACGATTGCGACCGGTTTCGGTTTTGTCCGGAATATAGCATTTGCCGTCTGGCGGGTACTGTCCGGCATCGGAAAGCGAATTAACGAATTCTGGCAGCGGCTGCCGCATAATGGTAGAGTGGCATTTCTTGCGCTTGGTACTGCAATTGCCGCATTCCTTGCGGGACCGATCGGTGCTATGGCCATGGCGATCGGCGGTGTATTGCTGCTCTTGGATGATTATTTTGCCTACATGGACGGCAAGAAGAGCCTGTTTGGAGAGCAATGGGAGAAGCTGAACCGTGTTTTAGAATTATGTAATAAAGCATGGTCGGTCATGGTTGATTATGTCAGCCGATTTTTTCATTGGATCGGGCATTCCGAACGTTTACAGGCATTTGTCGCTGCGTTTGAGCGATTGGCTAAGTCACTCTATGACATTACGGAATACCTCGGCGAGAGCTTTTTTGATAAACTGTCCGAGCTATGGAGTTACGTTGTCGATACCGAAACAGTCAATGCTTTTTCAGAAGCATTTGATTCGCTCGGCCAAGGTGTTACGTCCTTAGTAAATGGCATATCGTCACTGATTGACGGAATTCTAAAATTCTTCAAAATCAGTGACGGCATTACAAGTAAAACTCGCTCTTGGACGTCATTTAAAAAAGTCCTGAAACAGATTGTTGTTATTATTGCGAAGATGATTTCCGGCATTGGCAAATTTGCGAATATCATCGGGAAATTATTAACCGGAGATTTTGCCGGAGCAAAAGCTCTCATCGGCAATATGTTCTCCAGCGGTGTCGATATTTCGGACCCGCGCCTTGGTGCGCTTTCTCAAAAATATGAGGGCGCACCGGGTACCACAGGGGGTTCCGGTGGAGCGTATGGCAGCTGGCAGATTATTCCGGCGAATATGCCCGATTTTCTAAAACAGCTTGCTGAAACGAATCCGGAATGGTATTCGCGCTTGACTAATGCAGGAGATATCGGGTCTGCAGGGTTTGATCAGGAATGGCGCGATATTGCGAGCGAAGATCCGGAAGGATTCCGCGAAGCACAGCGGCAGTATATTGCAAGAACGCATTATGCGCCGCAGGTCGAGCACGTATTGAATGAAACAGGATTGAATTTAGATCAGCAGTCCCGCGGTGTCCGCGAAGCCGCATGGTCTGTCGCCGTTCAGCACGGACCGGGCACAGAACTCATTGCAAGAGCAATTCAAAATCTGGGCGGTGCCGGCGCAATTGATATGTCGGCAGAATCACAGCAAAATTTAATTGACGCAATTTACAACGAGCGAATGAAATATACCGGAAACAGCGAGGGCGTCACGGCAGAAAATCTGCATGACCGCTGGAATTCGGAACGTGCTGACGCGAAAGCGATTATACAGCAGGAAGCGGACGAATGGGCGCGGAATAATCCCCCGCCGCCACCGCCGCCACAGGAACCGGATGTAACGCCGTCTGAGAGTCCGTCATTGTTGGAAAGGGCGGCTAATACAGGAAAGGTGCTTGAAAACGGCTGGAATGCAATAAAAACGAAGTGGGGCGAGTGGACAGGTACTGTCAGTAATCTTGTGGGGACAAGCAGCTTTGCCGATTCCCGCAGCTCTAAAAATACGGTGAATGCGCCGGTCACAATTAACGTGTACGGAAATGACGCAGATCCGCAGGACATTGGACGTGCAGCGGCATCGGAGATAAGAAAGGTACTGCCGGAACGTGATATCGGTAATATTTACGACAGGGGGGCGGGTATGCAGTGAGTTTAATTACGTCAATCAAAGATTATGGAAAAGAAATCACATCATCCCGTGCCAGCTGGACGGATTTTACTAAAGATGTTGCAAAAGTATTTAACAATCAAACGCTGCTGGATTACACCACTGCGTTTAATAATTTTGAGGACTATATTTTATATACACCGAAATGGACAATTGGCGGAGCTGCATTTTCTGGTATTATGCGTACGAACCACTCTTTATCTGTGGAAGCAACGCATTATCCGGTACAATCCGGCTCTGTTATGACCGACCACGCGATATTGCTCCCGGCGGAAATTGATATTGATGTAATGGTATCGGACGCGGAGGTCTACGCGCGGTCAATTAAAACGGGAAATCGGTTATTTGACACGGTGCTTGATGTTTATAACAAAGCCACCAGCATAATTCCGATTACCAATTTTTTTGCACCGCCCGGCCAGCCTGCAGTTACCGGTGACCGCGGCATATCTGCATGGACATTGTTTGCGAATATGATTATAGCCCGAGTGCCGGTTGATATTGTTACACGGCTGGGAACGTATCATAATATGCTCTTAGTTCACGCAGAAGCTCCCGACGATAGACAGACCCTGCACGGCTTAAACTGTACGCTGCATTTTGAGCAGATTGATGTAGCTCAAGTCGCTGAAGTGCAGGTGTCCGCGCGCTCACAAACCACGGGATCGTCCAATTCAGGTGCACAACCGGTTGATACCGATTCTCCGGCGAATAATCAAAGCATATTATCTGCGATTAACGATTCTATCGGAGGTAAGTGATGTATTCGATTATACCGATTACTTCGAAGCCACGAAATACATTTTCATGCAAAATCCCGGTTGATGGAAAGAACGTCACGCTGGTATTTACTACTCGGTATAACGAGATTGCCGGGTACTGGAATGTGACGGTATCTGACACAAACGGTTTAATTTTAATCAACAATCTACCTATGCTGCCCGGGCAGAATATACTGGAGCAATACTCGTATCTCGAGATTGGTTCCGCTTGCATTATCCCCGCTCACCAGATGGAGGATGAATATCCAAATGCAGAAAATCTTGGTGGCGATTGGTTGCTTGTCTGGAGTGATACGGCATGAGCGCAAGACAGGAAATTACAACGACAGCCAATCTCGGCTTATACGGTCGCATGTGGCATGTACTTATACAATACGAAGAAACCACGGCATTAGACGTATCGAACCTCAGAACTGTCTTTGAAATCAAGAAAAATGCGTTAGGACAACCGTCTATTGCGCATATCGTGATTTATAACCTCGCTCCGGATACCGAAGCGCAAATCATTAAAGAGGGATTCCATATCCAGCTTGAAGCCGGATATGCGGCGCAGTACGGGTTGATATTTGACGGCGACATCATACAAGTATTCAGGAACCGTGAAGACGGCATAAATTATCGGCTGGAGATCATCGCTGCTGACGGCAAGAGTTTTTACGGCGGAAATTTTATTCGTACCACTTTGGCTGCGGGCAGTAAACCTCGAGATGTGATTGAAGCTGCGGCAAAGCTGGCATATTATCCAATTGAAATTGAGCGTGTTTCGGAAAACTTACCAGAGACCACGCTGCCACGCGGCAAAGTATGCTTCGGCTATCCGGCAGACATCTTAGATGATCAGGCACGGACGACCGATTCATTCGTGCAGGTTGATAATGGAAAGCTGGAAGTACGAAAATATACCGATCCGATTCCGGACGATAAATGCTTGTATTTGACGCCACAGACCGGGCTTGTCGGCACGCCGGAATATACAGATGATGGTATCGGAATAAAAATGCTGCTCAATCCTGCAGTCACAATCCACGGGTTAATTAAGATCGACAATGACATTATTCAGCGAACGGCGGTTGACACCGGTCAGATGATGAAGCCGAATATGTCACCGGCGGGCGGTAAAGTCGCAGATCAGAACACCCGATTCGATCTGACCGGTGAATACGAGGTATATTCGTTGGTTCATTCCGGAGATACACACGGCGAAACGTGGTTGACCGAGATTATAGGAATCGGCAGAAACGGGAAATCCGGACTTCCGATTATGGTTGATTCTGCAGATGGGACGGTGAGATCGTGATATCAATTGAAAGCCGAACTGCCGGTGATTTGGATAAAGCTCGGCGGGAGCGGAGTGATTTTTCCCGCACTCTCCGGGTTGCGATTACCGGTGTTGTGACCGAGGTGAATTATTCGGCGCAGACGGTATCTGTGCAGCCGACCATTCGGGAAAAAATAGAAATAAACGGAACGTATCAATGGGTAGAATTACCGATATTGATTAACGTTCCATTTTTTGTATATTCCGGCGGCGGCTATTGCATTACGCTGCCCGTTTCGCCGGGTGATGAATGCTTGGTGATTTTTGCCGATTCCTGCATCGACGCATGGTGGCAATCCGGCGGCGTGCAGAATCAGGTAGAACGCCGCCGACACGATCTGTCTGACGGCATGGCAATTGTCGGGTTCCGGTCGCAGGTGCATACGGTACCGGGATATTCCGGCGATTCCGTGCAGGTTCGGACAGAGGATGGCGGGACGTTCATTGATCTCAAGCCGGGGCAGGTCACGATAAATGCGGATGTGCAAATCAACGGCAACGTAACGACGTCTGCGAATTGTACGATAGCCGACACGCTTAGAGTTGCCGGTATCAATATGAATACGCATGTTCACGACGGCGTCAAAACCGGCGGCGGAAGCACAGGAGGTCCACGATGAAATACAGACGACTGGACGAAAACGGCGACTATACATTCGGAGCCGGATCGGCAAATTATTTAACAGATCGCGAGGCCTGCGCGCAGGCGGTTAAAACCCGGCTATTACTGTTTTTGGCCGAGTGGTGGGAGGATTTGAATGACGGGTTGCCGCTCTGGCAAAAAATCTTAGGTCACAATGACATTAAGGCGGCAGAACAGCTGCTGCGTGACCGTATTACCGGCACCGAACATGTACAGGACATTATTGAATTTCATTCGTACTGGAACGGTGACACTCGGCAGTACACGTTCTCCTGCACCGTCAGTACGGACTATGGCGAAGTGCAGTTATCGGAGGTGAAAATGTAATGGCATATTTTAAACCGTATATAGACGCGTCCGGATATCATTATCCGACATATAACGATATCCGGGATGATATGATAGATCATTTCCGGCAGATTTACGGACAGGACATATACCTCGGAAATGACAGTCAGGACTATCAGATGATTAGTATTTTCGCCCTGAAAATCTATGATACATTTCAAGCTGTCGAGTTGGATTATAATAACCGGTCACCGAAAACGGCAATCGGCACGGCATTGGACGCGCTGGTTAAAATTAACGGTCTGACTCGAAAAAAGGCATCATACAGTACAGTGCAAGTTACATTAACCGGTGAGCCGGGGACACAGGTTATCGGGGGGGTCGTGCGGGATTTAAATAATGTGCAGTGGTCATTGCCGTATCGAGTAGATATTGGTTCTTCCGGCACGGTTACGGTTACTGCTACATGCAGAAAAATAGGTGCCGTTGGCGCGACGGTCGGATCGGTCACGGGCATTGTTACGCCGACCAAAGGTTGGATCTCCGTTACGAATCCGGAACAGGCAGTGCTCGGGCAGCCGGTAGAAACAGATGTACAGCTTCGGGCGCGGCAGACGATTTCAGTCGCGAATCCGTCACGGACGGTGCTTGAATCGACCAAAGGAGCTATTGCCGCAGTGTCTGGCGTGACACGTTATTCCGTCTTGGAAAATGACACAAATTTAACCGATAGTAACGGTATTCCCGGACATTCGATTTCTGCCATCGTGGAAGGTGGAAACGATATGGATATTGCGAAAGCTATATACCTGCGGAAATCACCGGGCTGTGGGACATACGGCACAACGACGGTACCGGTATTGAATACCGAAAATGTGCCAACGAATATTAAATTCTTTCGTCCTATATATAAGAAGGTTGCCGTGCAGGTGCGGGTGAAAAAACTAACCGGTTATACAAAAGAAGTAGAAGCGGCAATAATTAATTATGTGAAATATTATCTGCAGATCCTTGCAATCGGGCAATCAGTCTATCTGTCAAGTATCTGGGCGGTTGCGGCACGGGCAATTGCCGACATCACGAACCCAACTTTTAGTGTCGTCGAAGTGAAGTTAGGTATTGCTGGCAGCAACCCGACCGTTGCTAATATACCGATATCGTTTAATCAAGTGGCGCAATATAATTCCTGCACGGTAACAGCCGAAGAGGTGTAATCATGGCGTTATACGAAGGTTATTTAGATTGCGTCACATCGGAGCATCGTGATAAACCGAAATATGCGGAAATGATGAAATTGCTGCTCGGTTACACTGACGATCCGATGCAGATATCATTTGACTTGCCGGATGATTTTTCCATGGATACAGCTGTCGGCGCGCAGCTTGATGTTATCGGTGAGTATCTTGGACGATCTCGAGTCCTGCCGTTTAATGCGAAGAACGGCGCGAGCAGTATATTGTCGGATGATTTATATCGTATATTGTTAAATGCAACGATTGCGAAATTGAATTGGGACGGCGGCATTGAATCGTTACAGGGAAAATGGCGGGCGTTATTGCCGGATATCACGATATCAATCCGGGATAATCAAGACATGACGATTGACGTGTCATTGGTCGGCATCAACGATGAGCAGTTAAAAGAAATGATTGAACTGGGCTATATTATACCGAAACCAGAGGGTGTCAGAGTTAATATGCAGATTTCCGCGAATCCGTTATTCGCTTACGACTTAGACACGGCAACGTTTGCCGGTTATGAAAAAGGAGAATGGTCAAATGGCTGATAATAACTTCAAGGTTTTTGATGAATCAAAAACTAACATTATGTCCGATACGGATTATGAAAATCACACGCAAAGAAAAAAAGGCGTTCAATCTGGCATTGCGTCATCCGCTTTACATAATAAGTTATATCGTCAGGTTAGTATGATGAGTAAAGCGTTAGCTGATTTTATCGTCAGTCAAGCATTTGATGCGAAAGACGAAGACTCGCAATTATTATCGCAGAATCTGCAGAAAGCGCTGACAAAATTTGCGAAAACGCCATTGGATGATCATAATACGAATCCCGCGGCTCACGCCGCGGGCATTGCGGGGAATGCTGCAACTGCTACCGCAGATCAGCAAGGTGTTAAATTTACTCAAGGTTACGTCGGCGGCCGCACATATTTAAATGCGGGTATGTTTCATGCATGGAACGAAATTATGACAGCCGGAGTATATACTATCGATGAATCCTGTTTTGATCTACAAGGCGCACCGTCTAATATGGTAACGTCCGGTGTATTAGTCGTGTTTTTGATGCAGGATACCGTTGCACAGTTATATATCGCTAATAGGTATGATTCTGTAACGAATGACACCGCATTAAAATCAATGGCGACCAGACTGTATATCAATAATGCATGGACGCCATGGCGGTATGCAGCAGATTATTCCGGTATTGCCCGAAAATTTTTAATGCTATCCGGGGGCACACTGACAGGTGATTTAACCGTACCGACTGTACACGGGGCGTTAGACGGCAATGCTAATAGCGCTACAAGACTACAAACGACAAGACGAATAGGCGGAGTATCATTTGACGGTACTGCTGATATAGATTTACCCGGAGTGAACAAAACAGGGAATCAGGACACAACGGGTACTGCTAATAGTGCCAATTATATAATCTACACAAAAAGCATTTCTAATGATGAGGATAATGATATCGCTTTAGAAGCACTACAGTTAAACAGAATGACACTTACGCATGCTTACGGTGTAAATATTTCCGGCAGTAAGAGATACGGTTCTATCATATCGTTGCCATATGGAATAGATGACACGCGCAATATGGTGCAACAGATTTTCACGGAAACCGACGGAGGGCGCATATGGTTTCGAACAAACCGTGCTGACGTTAATAAACAATTCACTTCTTGGACGGCAATTGCCTTTTTAAGTGACATCACTGCAATCGAAAGCATGAATGTAAATGATCAAAATGCGTGGTGGATCAAACTAAAAGGCGGATTAATAATACAGGGAGGAAGAGCAAATAGTAATACATTTTTCGCTTACCCGATTGCTTTTAATAATCTACTATATGTTGGAAAGCAAGTTACAGAAAATAATTCAGAAAATAACATGTGGATAAAAGAAGCCGCCGTCGGCGAATGGAATAATGCAAGCCATTCTTTCACGAATAAGACTGGTATTTGGCTGCCGAGAATGAACTGGAATCCACTATGCCAAGTATTGGCAATCGGGTTTTAAATGAGGTAACTAACTATGACATATCTATCAATTTATGACAAAAACACCAGCAAGCGCATTACATCGTTCGTAACGGGAGTCCATGGCGAAACAATAGATGAACTTACTGAAAAAGCAAAAGCTGAATATCCGGATGCTATTCATATCACGCAGACAGAATCGGAGTGGCAAGAGGCTATTGCAGGGAATTATGAGTATCGTGACGGGAAATTGCAAGCGCCGCTACCGCCGACACAAAAAGAGCTTGACGCTGCCGAATATAAACAGTTGCAGACGTCAGAGCTGGCAGAATTAAAACAGCTGCTCGCTGATACCGATTACAACGTAACAAAATTTATGGAAGGTGTAATTACGGCCGAGCAGTACGAGCCAATGAAACAAGCCCGTACGGCATGGCGTGCAGCATATAACGCAATCGAAACAGCAAAAAACTTGAAAGCATTAAAGAAAATCACTTACAGCACCGTTATTCCGGTTATTAAATAAGAGGTATGCATCATGAGTATGGGGAGTATTAGTCCGGAATTTGATAAAGTACATTTTTAGATAAGGAAGGCATAAGATGAACAGATTGAAACGATGGGCACGAAAAATAAAAAAACGAATAGATAGGGTAAAACTGCCGTTGATGTATTGGGCGGTTCTCTATGCTGCAATATGCCTGTTCTGCATTTTCCTTTACATTCTCATGACCATAATTGATTGGTGGGTTACGGGAAAAGGGAATGAACCGGAACTAAGAGCTTTTGTAACAATGCTTCTGTCCGGAGCCGCAATCGGCGGAATAGTGGGGATAGGAAGAATGTTTGTGGACAAAGACAACAACAATATACCGGATATATTTGAAAAAGACGATGGAATAAAGCCACCGCCTTTTTTCGTGAAAGGAGAACCAAATGACGAAAGAAGAACTGGCAAGAGAGATGGCGAAAGGGATTATTGAAACCGGAATAGAAGGAGACTATGGCTCCGTGTCAAAAAGTACCGCCGGAGACTATCCATCGATCGGCGTGAGCCAGTGGGAAGGCGATAGGGCGAACAGACTTCTGGAAAGCATTTTTGGCGGAGAACACTACGCATACAGAACATATTATGATCTAAAATACTCCGGTGAAATCTGGGGACTAAAAGAACTGCTCACAAGTGAAGAGGGGCAACGGGCGCAGCTGGAATTACTCGCCAAAGATTGTGAAGAGTATGTAGAAACGCTGTGGGAAGTCCCTGATCTTGACGATACAAAATGCACCATCTACGCAGGCATGTGGTGCCCGACATCTCATTATGTGGTGAGAAACTTTTTAATGAGAAGACAGGAAAGAGGGTATGACCTGAGAGACATTGATACACTATATGACCTGTTCCGGAATCAATATGCCTTTGCGGCAGGTTGTGAAGAATATGCGGACGGCTATGCGAACCGTGCAGACGCAACTTATGACTATGTGACGAACTTAGAACTCTGAAAAAAGAAGGTGCTGAAATGGAGATGATTCCACCGCCCGCATGGGCAGGGATTTGTATGACAAATGCAATCCCGACAGAATACGTGATAGACATAATGAATACCTCAATATTCACGCTTTGTCTTGTCCTGGCAGACGTATTATTAAGAATATGTATAGAATGCCTCTCTTATCTGCGGTATAAAGGGAAACCGGTAACGCCATTGACAATGTTTACAACATTCATCTGGTATGGATGGGGAGATATAGACGGGAAAAGATTTCTTGTCAGTAAAGGACTTAGAACAGCACTGATTGTGAAAATAACAATGCAATATCCGCTGCTGTTCATTTTTTCGGCACTGGCATTTCTCTTGCCGGATACCAATATAGCGGGATGGAGATTTGATCACTTTATATCGTTCACATTTCTCGTGATTCCCGTAATCTGTGAAATCACATCAATCATAGAAAAGCTCAATATCCTTGATGCGGATATCGTAAGAATGGGAAAAGGAATTGTGAATTTCGTTAAATCGCTAAAGGGGAAATAAAATGAGTTTACAGGAAAAGCGATACGTGAAAAAGGCAATACCGGTATATGCTTTCCGGTTGGATGAAGATAAGCCGGAATGGTTCCGTAATGAAATAAAAAAAGGAACAGTAAAAATGAATGAAGATGGAACAGCAGAAATTTTGACGTTGGAAGGAACACAAAAAGCACGACCTGATGATTATATAATTTGTGGCGTAAGGGGAGAGATCTATCCGTGCAGGAGAGATATTTTTGAAGAGACTTATTACGAGATATAGGAGACTAAAATGTATGAGAAAATCAAAAAATACATTATTAAAAACTATCTGCTGTTTCTTGTTGTTGCTGGGCTTGTCTGTATGGGAATCTGGTTATGCAGCTCAAGCAGAACAAGCATTCACGATTTACGAGAGCGAGCTGGAGACGTTAGAAATGAACTCTCAAATGCTGAAAGACAGCAGCAGGAAGAAAGACGAACTATTACAGAAACAAGAGAAGCAGTTGAAAGAAGCAGAGAACGAATTACAGATAGCCAACAAACGAATAGACAGCTTAGAGAAATCGAACGAAGCGACAGAGAACTCCTTGAAGAAAATCAGAGAATCATTCAACGCATACGAGAAAGAGGCGGAAAAGAAAATTAAAGTCGCAAAAAGGCAAAAAAATACATGGATTATCATGACAGCGTTAGCCGTGGGATGGGCTGTATCCCGGAGGTAATCCGAATATCTGCACAGATTTTGTGAAATGTGGGAGATTTAAGAAGCAACTGCACTATTTTCTGTGATTTAGTGTAGTTGCTTTCAAGGAGGTTATTATGAAATGGTTCGCATATGCACCGCTGCAATTGCTCTGCATGGTGGTTTGTTACCTGACCAATTGGATAATAGTATTGTTTGCTGACAAAAACGGAGAACTGCATGGACCTTTGAGGCTCTGGCAAACGTGGGACGATAGCTTAGATAGCGAGGATTGCGTAACAAAATATGTACCGTCAATAATCCGATACGACTTTTACAAATATTACCGTGTGGAGCGGCACTTGTTACCGAAGTGCAACCGCTGGCGGAAGTACAGTATAAACATTGCACCGTTGCCGTTGATTGACCGCATTAAGCGGTACTGCTGCCGTGTTTTCTGGCTGCATAGAAATTGCGGGTATGGTTTTGCGTTTGAATTATTCGGGTGTGACGTTCCGGCGGGTAGCGTTAAAGTCTACACAGATTATAAAGCCGGAGAACATGAGCTATACTATGCATCGTCAAGAAATCACTGGATGTTATACTGCACGCTGCCGATTAGCAGTCGTTATCGATGGCGGATATATTTAGGATGGAAATTATCGCCCGGAATTACGAGCCATCACAGAGCTATGATTGCGTTTCGGATTTGGTTTTGTAAATAAATAATTTTAAGCAGCGAGGATATATTGTCCCCGCTGCTTTTTTTATAACAAAAAAATAGGATCGATATCAAACGATATTAATCCCGTAAAAACAGAAAATCTGTTTTTTTCTTTGGTCTACATTATAACATATTTCGTATACGAAGCATACAGAATTATTCTGTGGCTTCCACACGGCTTCCAATTTACAAAGATGTAAGCCATGAGAAATACGATAAATACTAAGAATATTGAACGTTTTATATCCCCATCAGAATTATGAAAAGTATAATTGAAAAAATGAATTTCCGCCACTGCGTACAGGAAAGAGATGAATGCGGACAGCGCGGCATGGGGAAATATATTTTTGCATGTAAAATTCAATCGGGCCGTAGCAGTACCCGCTTCCCTCCTTTCCTTCAAAGCATTCTCGACTCCGTTCAGATGACAGCAGACGACAAGGTGTCATCCGGGACGTGAGTAAAGAATCTGCTATAGTGATGACGCGAAAGATTAGAATAAAAGTTTTTTCTGTCAGCAGGATTCTGTCGTCCGTAAGCTGACAGTTTTTGTTTGCTGATAAAAGCAGAATTGCCTGTTCTTTGTCATATGGCCGTTTCCTGTTATTTCTGCAAAGTATTTTTGCACTTATTCTGAATGGTGGGAGACAGCAAGACAT